GTTGCAGGCATCGATGGCCTGCTCCGTTTCCCTTACAGCAGTCTGCGCCCGGGTGAGCGCCGTCTCCGCGTCGGTCACGGCGTCCGTAGTCTGGCGGATCAGGTCAGCGTCGTTGACACTCTGTGCCGCGGCCTGCTGTTCCCGCGTCGCCCGGAGGATATTCTGGTACTCCTGGACGGCTCTGTTCTGAAGCTGGAGACGCTCCTCCAGGAGTACCATTTTTGCAGAAAGGCCATCCGTACTGCTGTCCACATCCTTGATGTCCACGGTCAACAGGCGGAAGGTAGCGTCAGCGGATTGCATATGCTTGCCGATGCTGACAAGGGCGTTCTGAGAAGCCTGAATGGATTCCCCGGCGGCACGCCAGTTGGTGTTGGAGAGGGCCAGAGCCTGATTGGTCTTGTCGATCTCCGCTTCGGTCTGTTTGACGGCAGCGGAGGCCTTGTTCAGATTGGAATTGCCAGTGGACACGGCATCGGCGGCATTCTGCGTCGCCCGCTGCAAAGCGTCGCACTGACCAGCCAGCTTGCGCACCTCATCCGTAACATCCTGATAAGTGCTCCTCAGATCGTTCAGATGTGCTGCAGCGTCCAGCGTCGCCTGATCGGATTCACCGAGCCGGGCACGACAGTCCGCATAGGCCGTTGCCGCTTCCGCGACGAGGGTGTTCAGCGCGGACTGCCGATTCTGTGCCTCTGCCAGTCGGTTGGCATAATCGCCCTGTCGATCATAGCACTCCTGCAGCTTATCCCGGGCCGCCTGCAGAGCGCGCTGATATTGATCCACGACCTCCCGCTGGAGGGACAGCTTCTGTTGAAGGGTGGAGAGGCGGGCATCCAGCCCCGCAGTGGACTGCTCGAAGTTCTCCACACCGGCGGCGGCCAGCTTGAAGAAGCTCTCAGCCTCCTGGATCTGCTTGTTCACCGAGCGTATATTGCGGGTAAAGTTGTCAGATTGCAGCGACAGGCTGACAACGAGGTCGCGCAGGGTTTCTGCCATGGCTCTCACCTTCTTCAGAAGTCGATTTTACTTGATAAAACGGTAGGTATCGCTTATAATAAGCGTAGAGAATAGATTGAAAACTGCGAAGCAGCTTCAGAAGGGAGTACAGGTTATGCCTAATGATGAAATCTACGCCCTGAAGGATTGTTTTGTCAAAGCACTCGATCCGCTCCGCGTGTATCTCTTCGGCTCTTACGCTTATGGCACTCCCACGGATGACAGCGATTTTGATTTCTACATCGTGGTTGATGACAGCCAGACGGATACACTTGAGCTCATGGCTCGCGCATATTCCGCCTGCAGCGAGATCAAACAGCACCCCGTTGACATCCTGGTAGGGACCAATAGCAAGTTTGAATCCAGGAAACAACGCCCCACGATTGAAAGCGAAGTCTACAACAAAGGAGTGTTGCTTTATGGCGCATGAACATCAACAGGACATACAAGCCTGGCTTGATTATGCAGCCACTGATCTTAGCGTCGCGCATACACTCTTTGATGTTCATCGTCCGCAGCCATATGAGATTATCTGCTATCACTGTCAGCAAGCCGCAGAAAAAGCAATTAAAGGTCTTTTCATATTCTTTGATCTCCCCGGAGGCATCCCCAAGAAACATGATCTGTCCTTCCTGCTGAACCAGATGCAGCACAAGACAATCATTTCCAAGGAAATGCGGCAGCACGCGGACATGCTCAGCGTGTATGGGATCGTTTCACGCTACCCCAACGGAATCTCTGTTGACGAAGGCAGAACAAGATTAGCGCTCCAATATGCTGAGTCCATTCTAAATTGGGCCAAAGAATTGACCGATTGCCAGTAGTATAAGCCGTCCTTTCGGGCGGCTCTTATACATTGGGCTTCATGCTGCCCCACACCTCATCGATATACCTATGGACAGGGGCTTTCTTTTCCTGGTCGTGTTTGGCCTTCCATGCCCGCACCTTCAGGTAGCCGAGCATGTCCATGCCATCGATGTCCGCCATCTTCCACCCGTTTTCCAGCAGGGAGTTATATGTGGTGTAGATGAAGTCCGGCAGCGTCAGATTGCCGTCTCGTTTTTCGGAGTCGTTTCCGGATTCGTCTCCGTCGTCGGCTTCGGCTGGTCCAACGCTGCTTTCGTAGGGAACTCGGACAGTATGGACGTGGTCTGGGTCTGTACGGCCATGAGGGTCAGCGCGATGTCGTGCATCAGGCGATCCACGGGATAGCTGTCCAGCAGCTCGTCCGGCGTGAACTGGTTGCCAAACACCAGGCAGAACCATTTCACCATGACGTCCATGGCTTCGGAGATGGTCAAAGTTTCGGATTCGGGGATTTCTTCGCCCTTGATCGCGGCATTGGAGATGCTGACGATTCTGGCATACATCTTCGCCGCGGGCTCCAGCTCACGGAGGGCACGACCGGAGATGAAGTCGATGTGGTAGTTCTTTTCACCCAGTTTGATGGTAATCATGCTCATATCCTCCTGTTCATTGATGGACGTCAGGCTTAAGCTACGCTGCAGTTTAGAAAACCGCCGCACGAGCTGTGTCATGCGGCGGCAGGGTGTTGATTACGGGGAAGGCGGCGTGAAGGTTGGCGCGTACACGGACTGGAGGAAGGTCGCGGCCTTCTCCGCGGTGAAGCCGTTCTCGCCCTCGTCGGCTACGGCCTGATACTGGCCGTCATGGGTCCTTTTGATGGCGGTCCACTCCACCTCGCCGGTCTGACGGGTGATGGTCTTGCCCGCCTTGGTGGAGTAGTTCTCTGTGACGGGCTTGGCGCGAACCTTGAAAAGCCAGACATAGCGGTACTTGTGATTCGCCTTCTCGGACATGAAGCCCACGGCGAAGTACGGGGGCTTGTCCGTAGCCGAGCGGATCAGGACACCGTTGTCGTCGATCTTGTTGTTGAAGATCATTTCCTGGATGGCGAGAGGCAGGTCGGCCATCTTCGTCTTGAAGGACAACTCGGGGTCAGGATACAGGGTGTCGAACTCGATGTCGTCTGCGTATTGGATATCAGGATCAGTGTTGCTCGGAGTGATGGAAGCGTCGATTGCGCCCACCATGGACTGGAGGGTGCCGTAGGTCAGGGTTTCCTCGGTATCCACTTCAAGAGGCGCGATGACCACATTCTTCAGGCCAATCGTCGAGGAAACGGTGGGGGATGCAGTGGGAGTAGGCATAGATTGTAATACCTCCATTTCTCATTATTCGGTTCACCTGAGACGATCCAGCGCCTCGCGCAAGCCGTCGCGGATGAGCTCATAGGCTTCGTCCTCTGTCACATCATAGGCGGGACGAATGTAGGGATGGGAAGGAGCCGGGCCGGGTCCGCCGTGCCCGAACTCAACATAGGCGGGATAATAGTCCTCTTCGCTCCAGTCCTTCCGATGGACACCGATGGTGATGTACTTGCCGCCCTGGGAACGCTTGCGCACCCTGCCGATGTTGATCGCGCCATGAAGGGCACCCGAGATGATTTGCGGGTCCTTGGAAGCGTTCTGTTTCATCTGCTCATGCACGGGCACGGCAGCGTTTTCCAGGATGATGCGTGTGACAGTTGAACCCGCCCCTTCGGTGTCCAGTGCGCTGGCCATGGCCGCGATCTGTATGCGCAGATCGTCGAAGCCCTCTGTGTCCATCATCGCGAGCCTCGCCTCCTTCTGCCAGGCGTCGCAAAGATAACCACCGCGATAATCAGCAGTGGGACAGCCACACGCAGGAAGCGCCAGGCGGCCTCAAGAGCCATGTCGATGTACACAATGATGACCTGGATCTGGGTCTCCAGGGGCAGGGACTGAAAAGGCACTTTCATGACGGGTATTCCTCCGTATAAAGAACAAAGGTCCACTGCATGGTATACTGTCGGGTGGCAGTGTCGTAGGCCGGCTGATTATATCCTTTGTCGCTCTGCTCAAGCATGCCAAATCCGGCAGCATACATAAGCGTCCGGATGCGATCCGCCGTCTCTGTGGGGTCGATATCTGACCACAGATTCAGGTACACATATGTCCGAAAGTAAGTGATACCATCGTCGGCGGCAGCGGCTTCGGTGGTCGTAGTGGAGTACACCACATATTGTTCGGCAGGGTTCTGGCTTTCGCTGGTAGCACGCCATACGCCAGCCATCACGGGAACGTCCGGTATGAGAGAGGCCAGCGCCTGCTGTACTGCTTTCATTAACCGGACACTCCCTTCGCAAGAGACGCCTTAAGGCCCAGGTAGGTGCGCCTGAACTGATATTCACCCAGGGTGGAGATGGTCCACTTTTCGCCGTTGAAGTACACCCACATGCCAGGCTTCACATCCCGCCGAAAGCGGATCGTGAAGTTGATTACGCCCTCTGTGTTGACAACATCGGCGCTGCGGAAGTGCTGGTTACCGGCGTCCACGACGGAAGCCCAGGTCTTGCAGACGATGATATCCTGCGGTTCGGGATAGCCATTTTCATTGATGGTGTTCACCGTATATCCGATCTGGATGCGGTGGCGAAGGTCCCCGGGATGCGGGGAGCCCTCAAAGTTTTTATAGCCTCGCAAGCATCATCACCCCCTCAAAACATCTGGGCTGGGTCGCGGTGCGGGTACAGCAGATGCTCGAATGCCATCCGCATGGACTTGTAGGTAGTCATGTCGGGGATGTCCCGGTTTTCATAGTGATACGAGACAAACAGCAGACAGGCCAGCCGCACGGGCTCCGGCACGTCTTCCTCGAAGGAGACACGGCAGAAGTCCTCCGCGGCGGCCTGCGCCTGCTGAATCAACTTTTCGATGAGTTCATCTTCCTCATCGTACTCGATGCGCAGGTGCTGCTTGGCCTCGTCAACAGTTAGCACCATGCGGCATCACCTCCCGGTCAGGTACCGGTCTCCGGATCGGTTTCGGACGGCTCAGCGGTCGTTTCAGCCAGCAGCCCCGCGGTACGCAGGGCGGCCAACAGCGCATTGAAGTCGGTCTTGAGCGTGGCGATGGTCGTCGCCTCGCTGTCAGCCTGCGCTGCAGCAGGCGTAATACCATCTGCGGAAAGTACGCCCTCCGCCGTGACGCTCAGACCATTGCCGACCTTGATGCCGCCCAGCGTGCTCGCCGTGGCCGCAGGAAGGGTATAACCGCTGCCGCCACCGCCACCATCCAGTCCTTCGACGACCGCGCCGGGCAGGATCGTCAGTTTGCCGCCGATGACCAGCTCATTGCCACCATGAGCCATGAAGTTTTTCGTATTGTGCGTATCAGGCATTTTGTTTCTCCATTTCTGGGGCTGTCCATGTTTCAGGGCAGCCCCGGTCGGGGCTGGAAATTCCATTGCAGTTACAGGTTGAGATCAGGCGGCCTTCATCTTGAGAACCTTGACGGCCTCGGGCAGGATCAGGCGACCATCCAGGCGCTCCGTCAGTTTGAACCCTACCTGATCAGTCATCGCGTACAGCTCGTTCAGGCGCTGCAGGGTGCGGCCCGTGCGGTCGGCCAGCCAGTAGTAGCTGTAGTCGCCGTACAGGATGACCTTCTTGCCCGCCTCCACCAGAGGCATATAGTTGGACATATACACCCTGGTGTTCAGGATCATGTCCGGCACACCCTCGCGAATGGAAGGCTGCCACAGGTACTGGCCCTGGCCGTCCTTGAGCTTCCTGATGGCCTTGATGGTGGCGTCGTTCATGATGAACGCAGCCTTCCGACGATAGCCGGACTTCAGGCTGTGCTGCAGGTCGATCAGCTCATCCGCGGTGATGGCAGTGGCGGACGCGGCGGTCACGCCCACCTGGGCACCGAGGGTGTCGTGCAGCAGGCCGATGGGCTTGTGGGAGCCGTCGCCCGCCAGGATGGCTTCCTCCTCCGCGGCACCGGCGCGGCGCTGGAATTCGTGGGCGATGAAGCTCGCCAGGTCGAAGGCGGAGTCGTTCAGCAGCTCCTGGGAGATGCGGATGGCCGTTGCCAGCTTGTGTGCACCCAGGGTGATCTGGTTGAATGCCACATCGCTCTCGGGAATCTGCGCTTCCTCCTCGATCCAGCTCGCAGTGCCGTAGTTGGTCACCAGCGGGATCTTCCGGTCGCCGGAAGAGGTGCTGATGACGTGGACGAGGCCACGCATGATGTTCTCATCCTGCAGCGCTTCGATGAGCTGATTTTCAAACTCATCGGGCACAGTATAGCCGCCCTCAGTCAGTTCGCCGACCTGCAGAGCGTTGCGCACATCGTAGTTCATGCGGCCACGGACGGAATTCCAGAAAGCCTTCTTGTAGGCATCGCTGGCGGTACCCCGCTTGTTGTCAGCAGCGGGCGCAGGACGCTCGGGTCGACCAGCCAGCACGGGGTTGGCGGGATCGTTCATCTCGCGGTCCATCTGCTCAGCGCGTTCCATGCGCTCGATGGCATGGCCCATGTCTACGACGTCCTGCTCCATGCGCTCGTACTCTTCGGTGTCCTCGGCGCTCATCACGCCATTCTCGTTCTGGTGCTCGTCCAGGAAGGCCTTCGCCTTATCCCACAGTTCGGCGCGCTTCTGGCGCATTTCAAGAATCTTACTCAAAACGGTGTCCTCCTTGATCGTTATCGTTTCGCCTCGCTGGGCATAATCAAAGCCAGCCGTTTGCGCAGCTGACTGACAGGGGTACCGGTATCGTGTTCGTCGGGATGATCCGCACCGGGAGAGATGTCCGGCGCTTCAGCTTCGCCAGCTTCCACTGGCTCGTCGGCGGATTCAGGGGCGGGCGCTTCCTCGGGAAACGCGGCAGGCGCATCCTCGGCGGTCGCCGGGACCCCAGCTTCGCCCAGCGGTAATCGCTCTGCTTCATCGTCATCGGCCTTATCCTCCTCGGGATTGACGGTTTGCTTCTTCTTCCAAACATCGCTGACCAGCTGTTTATGCCGGTTCACCCACAGCTGCACCTTCTTTTCCGCGACCTCCCGGGCTACGGCACAGTTGATCACGGTGCCAAAGGCACTGGGCGCGGCGATCCGGTCGATGAAGCCGTAGGCCAGAGCGGCCTCAGCATCCATCCATGTGGTTTCCTTCATCATCTGCGCGATCTGGTCACGCCCGGCGAGGGTGCGCGTCGCATACACGTTGATGATGCTGTCCTTGCAGGCCCGGAGCAGGCCGATGGCTTCCATGAGATCGGCCTCGTT